GAAGGCAGCTAGGACGAAATCATCTCCAAGATCATCCGAACCACCAGCAAGCTCCATCTCAGCAAGATCTCGACCGAGATGGGCCATAGCCTTAGGCTCGTTGAAGCCATTGACTACTTCGAGTACCAATTGATAAGTAGGGGTCATTTGGTCTTCCTCTCGAGGATCTTCGCCTCAGTATGTTCGGGGTCTGCGAGATCAGCCATCTTTACAGCCATCTGGACCTTGTGTAGGAAAAGATGGCGGCTTTCATTGGGATGAATAGTAAACTGCCACTTATTCAAGATGTAGCAGCGTATCGCACCTTTGTCGTCTGCCTCAAATCGGATGTCATCTAAAGTATGAGTTTCACCTTCAGGTAAGGGACTTATAGGCTCTTTCGGTTTGACTTCTTCCTTAACCTCGTACTTATAGACGGGATCAGGAGCGATAGGAGTTCTGATGCTTTTGAATGGCCACATATTACCTCCTCCAAAAGAGGGCTTCGCAGTAGCCAAAGAGGTAGGCCCCTACCACGCCTGCACAGGGGATCCATCCATACTTCAGGCCCATGCCTGTTGCAAAAGCACTAACACCAAGAGTGAACAAAAAACTTTTCATGCAGATCAACCTAAAATGAAAAACCCCCGATGTCAAGACACCGAGGGTTCCAGATTCTAGGATGTAGGTATTAGACTTACGGAAGCGTACTAGCGCTCGGAAGCTCTGCGTTAGTGGTAGACTCGTCATCAACCAACAGACCGATGAAGGTCACGCGGATTTCTTCAGGCTGCCTGGCGCTAATGGTCGTAGACCAAGAGGTAGGACGCACAGAGTGGATCTTTGCGATACGCTCATTAGTTTGGCGGTCAAAGATCGCAAGCTCAATGTACTCGTGAAGAAGTAGGTCGCTGAGCTGGGGAACCTTAGCGACCACGTGAGGTCCAAATTCCACAACACGCCAACCCGAGGCTTCGACGGTCACAGCTTCTTGACTCGTATACACGATCTCGTCTGGGCTGTAACGACCCAAGAGGAAGATCGGCTCAGCACCGTAGGTCAATCCCACGCTCACATTATTGAAGATACCCATTACCTTGCCTTCGCCGGTATTTGGATCGACAATCATGAGTTGGGCTCTTGCCCCAGTCATTACTTTTGCTGGCATTGTTCAGTCTCCTTTCGGAATAGTTTCCCTAATTACCCGTTGGCCGATTGACTAACCGGCGAGACGAGGAACGAGATCGGAATGAAGTAAATGGCACCCGCGAGCTTGATCTCAACGCTCACGATCATTGCCGGTCCACTAATTTGGATACTGGCGTTCTTAAAGCCCTTAGGAGCATCATCGCTAGGGGCAATCAACTTGAGCCGCAGGAAATTGGCCATCTGGGCTTCGAGGAAGCTCAATGCAACCGCTGCGCTGACATCAGCTACAGATTGACCAACGAAGGCCTGTTCCATAGCTTGAGCAGTGCTCAATGCAACCACGTCGCAAGCATATACAGCTTGGATCGAATTGGGGACGAAATTGTTGTCCTTACCGTAAGTCGTTTGGTCAGACACCCAAGCGAATCCACCAGTAAGCCGCTTACGAGCAGGCAACAGACCAGCCAAGAGAGCTTGCTCTACTTGACTATCGTTACCGCTATTGAAATCACCAGCCAAAGATACCACACCGTTGGTGTTGATACCCTTGTTGAAGATTGCCCGGTAGAATCCAGCAGCCTGCATACCAGCCGCAAGGCAAGCGCCCATCCAAGGTTGGAATTGAACCAAGCTACCCGAAGAGGCTACTTGTTTGAAGTCTTGGAAGGCCAAGCTCACGCGGAATGAAGCTAGGTTACCGGCTGCATTCATAGCATTGACGAAGGTATCTTCCTTCGAGCAGAAGGCTTGCCGATTCTTACGCTTCTTCAGCGTACTCATAGCAAGGCAGTGGCTCTTTGCATAAGCATTGATTGAATCAACTGTATAAGTAGAGCTAGAATCAGTTAGACCGTTAGCAACATCCAAGTTGAAATCTCGGCTCACGAGCGTGACCAAGAAGTTACCTTGAACGTTCTGAAGAGCATCGATAGCTCCAGTAAAGTCAGCATTAGACGAACCACCTCGAGCACCACCAGAAAGGTAAGCGAAAGTGGAAGTAGTCTTGGGAAGACCAGCAGTAGCTTGAGCATCCAAAGTTACCAACACAGAGTTGCTGGTAACGGTATTGAAGAACCGATAAGCATCGATCTTAATGCGACCGTTGCGGGTACCTTCTGTAGTAGCGATACCCATCGCAGTTACGTTGTCGAGAGCGCTAGTAGGAAGCTGTCCAAGGACTCCACTTCCAACAACAGAGCTATAACCAGTCTGTACGTTGATGAAGTTTACCAAGTCAGCAATGGTTGGGAACTGAGACAACTGAATGCTCAGATTTGCCCCGGATCCACCAACCACAGTCGTGGTCAATACACCGCTTGCAATAGTCAAAGTAGCAGTCGTACCCTGATAACCAACATGCATCGCAATTTCGCCACCAGCAACCAAAGTTTCGCTGATGTTGTCTAGCTGACGATTAGTCTGAAGGTTGACTTGATACTCGAAAGCTGAATTCAAGTGGGTAGGCACGGCAACCGTGGAAACCCAAGTCACAGGAGTTGTAGTACCAAGTTGATAAGCAACTCGAGAAAGCAGGTCAGTACCGCTGAGGGTCTGAGCAAGTTCCAAAGTCTTACCAACACCATCAATGACGCTAGCCGGAGTAAGGCTAATCGTCACAGGACTGGAAGCAGTAGAATCCGAAGTAGCAACGATAGAGGTTGCCGAAACGTTTGCTGGGTTGGTAATGATCCCAACAACAGCACCAGTCTTACCGGCATCGCTGAGCTTAGTAGCTACGAGAGCAGCAGCAGTAACCGAAGTGATTATGTAAGCGCCAACGTTTGCATTACCAGCACCAGCAACCACAGACCCCATCGGGATCACCAGAGTATCACCCACGGTAGGGGCAGTAGCCCAGTTCACAGAACGAACGAGTTGGATTACAGTTGCACCCATTCCGAGGTAGTTGGCAGTTAGAGCCAGAGTGCCAGAAACCGTAATGAGCCCACGGTCCACACCACCAGTGGCAGTTAAGCCACCAAGACCACCGATTGCAGTTACGAAAGCGGAAGGAGATTCATTGGCTGTCAGAGTGACATCTTCACCAGCTCCACCGTTAACGCGAGCTTCAACGCTCACACTTCCAACAGGAGGAATATAGGTAAAGGCACCAGTCGTAGGAACCACTTCAGCCTGGTTTGCAAGAACCTGGAAGTAGATCAAATTCCCAAGAGAACCAAAGCTGGCATCTTGGATATGAGAATAAAGAGCGCTTGCTGTATTGAGCAGACTTGCAGAGGCCTTAGTACTTGCGTTAGTCTTAACCAAGATCACGCTAGCAGGAGCACCCTGAAGGTTAGGATCATTAGGAGCATTAACGGCATTACGGAAACCGTCTACAAGAGGACCACTCTTGTACTTAGCCACAACTTGAGCGAGTTGATCGGGTCCAAAAGCAGCAGTAGCAGAAAGGTCTGCTTCAGCGCTGAATCTCGGGCCAGCATCAGCTTCGCCAACGAGCATAAGAACGCCCGTAGTAGCCAATCCAACACTCGAGGTTTGAACCTTGATCGTGGGATAAGCGCCTGGTATAATCAGGGTTCCGGCGTCGGTGACAAAACTTTGAGCCATAGTAGCGGTTCTCCTAGAATCTGCTGAGAAGATTAAGGCTCAGCAGGGGTTACTCACCCATTTCGTAGATCTTCTTAACCTTCTTTCCTTTTGGTGAAAGTTCACCCTTACCCATTAGTCGTCCAAAGATTCCTGGTTTAGCGGGAGCTTGCGGTCGGGCTGCATTCATCACTGGACCAGCGCTACCAGGCTTCATAGAAGCAGGAGGGGCTTTGAGACCAGCCGGGGCAGCCGGTTTGAGACCTGCTCCAGGAAGCTTTACGCCACCAGGCTTAGCTGCTGCCGGAGGGGGTTGAAATGCACCAGACATCGCAGATTGAAATGCACTAGCTCTTTCTGCATGCTCAGCAGGAGAAGGCATAGGAGCCGGAGGAGCACCGGCTCCTGGAGCTGCCATAGCAGCCTTATGGGATGCATGAGAGGCTTGAGCTTGCATATCTTTAGGCATCTTACCCATTCCACCCATTGGACCGGCTTTAGCCATAGGTGACTTAGGGGCGCTGGTAGGAACGCTGGTTCCCATATTTTGCCCACTAGGAGGCTTTGCCATTGGAGGTGTAACAGCCTTGTAAATCGGGTTATTCAGTGGATCCTTGATCTCGGTCTTATCGGGCAATTGACCGTGAATACGATCTGACTTTTGAACCAATTGAGCCTTAGGAGGAGTCTGAGGAAGTTTCTTGGCGTGTGTAATGAGATCGCCAGCTTTTCCACTGCTGCTGTGCTTAGTAGTCATAAGCCGGTTAACTGCGGCAGTATTATTATGGCTCTTATCAGGCCTATTCTCTACGAGATTAGTGGCATGACCCTGGTTGTTTTGAGTATCATTGATACTTTGCTTGGTAACAGGACCAGCATCCTTAGGCTTCTTACCAGGAACAACAGCGCCACCAGATCCACCCTTCTTATCCTTGTTGGTCTCAACAGACTTCTTATCGTCAGGAAGTTTGGATTGGGGGTGTTCGCTAGAATCGCTGTGTTTACCCTTGGAATCTACCAGTTCAGTCTTCTTAGTCTTGGCCCGGATACGAACTTCCTCACCACCACCCGGCTCTGGACTAACAGAAACGCTAGCAGAGCCTTCATTAGAGCTATGGGAGAATGACTTGGACCCTTCAGGTGAAGCTTCATCCTTACCCATGCACTTGCACATCTTGGACATCTTGCCGCAATTCTTGCAAACCTCTGCGCCAGGAGAGTCTTCGTTCATAGCCATAGGACCAGTAGGGCCAGGAGCCATACCGGCATCTCGGCCATTACCAAATCCACCAGTAGGAGCTACATCGGCCTTCTTGGTCTTCTTATGCTCAGGAAGCTTTCCGCCCTTATCAGCATCAATAAATTCCTTACCTACAGACTTAGGAATACCAAGAGTAGAATGACCACTAGCAGCAGCGCCCATAGCAGCCCGTTGAGCTTGAGATACAGGTGGTTTACTAAGCGGTACACCAGTCTTACCCAACTTTGCAGCGGGAATATCTTCGATACCTTGGCTTGTAGTCAAAGCTTGGTTGTGCTTATGGCTGGGGATAATTGCCTTGCGGAGTTCCTTAATCTCAGCCTTCATGAGTTCCCGATCTCTTAGGATCTGGATCTCCTTCTCAAAAGCTGCGATCTTCTCGCGGGTAGCCTTCATGAGGATAGTATTAACTTCCTCGGGAGTATAAAGTTTCTCGTTAGCCACTGGAGTGTCTCCTGACTTGGTATAGATTGCGGTTGGTTCGGTCTTCTTAATGGGACGCATTCCTTGTGAAGGAATACTGGGTTGAGGTCCGTATATGTCTCTTTTGTAAGCTGTTGCGCCGGGTATCGGATGCGTATAGGGATTGACACCATGTTGAGCCGGATCATTAGTACGAGGCGGTTCAACTTGATGTCTAGGAACCGGAAGAGGCTTCTGCGGACGTTTATGAGTCGTAGGAGTCATCAAGTTCGCAGGAGGCTGTTCACCTGTCGTAAGTAGCTTAACGATAGCTCTGAGTTTACCGATCTCATGGCCCAGAGCGCTCTTCTCAGAATTGTCTTTGGATCTCTTGAGACGTTTCTCGCGATCAGCTAGAAGCTTTAGATCTCTGAATCGATCAGTCTTATTAAGATCTTCAGACTTCCTATTGAGGGTGTCGTGCATACCCTGTAAGCCCATTTGGTGGGCTGAATCTCGTACCATTTGAAGGGCAGTAGCCAATGGAATCTTATGGGAATGGGGTTGGTAGCCCTCTTCGCTAGGTTCCGTAAACTTGCCAGTTATAGCCCGGTGGACTGCATCATGCATTACGGTATTAAGTTCTTTATTGAAATCGGCATCACTTAGATGTACGCCAATCTGTTTGGAAAGCTCACGCTGTTTATGAGCAGCGAGCCATTCCCAATGGACAGATCGAAGAGCCTCATTGAGGGTACGATGAGTACCAAGTTTACCGATGCGCCGACCCTCCCCGTAGATCTTATTTAATTCGGGATAGGTCAGAGCATGAGCTAGCTCATGAATTTGCCGCCAGCCACGGGTGTATTCCTCATGACCAAAACTAGCACCTGAATCAGGGCTAGGATCGTAGATCATGAGGTGACCGGTGTTGTAGTTCTTATTGGCTAGGTCCGGCTTACCGTACTTGCCACCAGCGTAGTAGGCCTTATAGCCATGGTCTTTGACAAGCTTCTCAATATCAGGAAGCTTGCCAGAGTATTTGTAGTGGAGTAGATCGGTTTTGGTCCCAGGACTTACATGTCCGTAGGGCAGAGCGAACTTATGATACGTAGCAGGTGTACTGCCAGCGGGTGCGGCTTGTTCATTAGAAGGATGTTGAGGAGGGTTCTGTGGTAGATCAGATTCATCCTTTCGTAGGCCCGGGACTCCAGGGACTGAAAAATCTTCCTGGTGGTGTTCTGTATGCCCATCATGCCATTCATAGGCATGTGGATGAGGACGGCTTTGAGACCTGAATAGATCTGCGATAGCGTTCTTCGCCAAAAAGGCAGCCAATTCTGGCGTATATTCCTTCTTAGCCATACCAACGGTTGCGGCTGGTTGGACGGGTTCGAGCGGGTGAGTCTGGTTAAAATCAAAGTTGATGCGAGCGTAGCCATGATAGGGAATTGCTGTGTAGAAATCCTCGGGCGGTTGCTCGAAGTGTTCTACTGGATTTTGAGACTGAGCAGGGTTGTACTTGCCTTCGTCTGGACCATTCGTATAGATTAGCTTATGCTGACCGTTTTCGCTATGAACTACGGACTCTTGGCCGAAGAGTTTGCCAAGATGTTTCATCTGCTCAACCGTAGGATTGTAGATAATGTAACTCCGCTCAGGTTCCTTGTATTTACCTTGAGTTTCATCAAAGCGAAGACCCATTCTCTGGAGGGCTTGGCCTAAGGCTTCATGCCCGCCATGGAGCTGAGGCTGAAACAGAGGTTTTTCCCCTGACATCAGACCAAAGGTAGCTCCGCTAAAGATCGGATGTTTAGGACTGCCCGTGTACATGGTATTAAGATTGGCGCTGCAAATAGATGAGCGCAGCAGTCAAAATATTTATTTCTTGGGGGTTAGAACATCTCGGTCACCGATCCAAAGTGAATCATTTGGATCAGTTCCACTGGGTAGTTTCCCAGCCCCTTCGACGCGAATAACCGACTCGAGAGCTTCCAATTTGATGTTGGTGTCTTTAGGCCAGTATTGACGGACATTTCCAGTAATAGTGACATACCGAGAAAAGACCAATTCGGCCTCAAAAAACTCGTTTCGGTCGAAATCCGAGGAATTCACTACCGTTCGTTCAAAACCACGAGCTTCGAGCAAGGCCTGCTTGTAACGCAACAGAATGAAGACCACGATGGAATGTAGCCAAGTCAAATAGACCGGCTCACCACTGACATGAACGCCAATTTGGTAGCTTTCACGATACCAAACGGACTCGAGCTGAGTTACAAAGACAGGAGGAGTACCTTTAAGCAAGGTTTTGCTGAAATCAGCCACCGTACCTTGCTGTATTATAATGCTACCGTCATCAAAAACTTGAAGAATCGGCT